CCCAGCGCCCATAATCTTTTCCAAAATCGGTATAGTCTGACGAGACATAAGCTGGCTTATATTTGGGCGTGTAGAGCTTCCCTAGAACCGAGGTTCCCGTGTCGACGATATTCGAGAAGGCTGAGAGCCAGAGGCTCGATTTGTAGGTCTCGAGGTTCGTCTCGGTGAAGGCCTGGTCCTGAAGGATCGTATCCCTCATCTGGTTGTAGCCAAGCTGCGCCGATTCTAGCCCTTGGGCGTGCGCTAACTCTGTGGCCCGGAGGTTCATCCCTTGGGTGCTCAGGAGGCTTTCTACGTTCTGGGCCTGTCCGAGTTCGAACGCGGCCATGCTCTGATCCTGGCCTTGGACGAATCCCGCTCGATTCTGCCCCTGCTGCGCCATGAACTGCCGGGTCCCCGACGCGATCTCGCCTGTTGCCAGGTTCGACGCTCCGACCGTGGCCTCGCCCTGGGCTGCGATCGCCTTGTTCGCGCTTCGCTCGTAGACCGCGAGCTGCATGAGCGGTGACGAGGCGGGATCGTAGATGTTCGGCGCTGCCGCCGCGTAGGATACGCTGCCATCAGCGTTAGTGGTGATGTTGCCCTTGGCGATGTCCTGGGCCGACTTCACCGCCCCCTCGCCGACCTTTATCCCCCGATTCGCCGCGTTGGCGATGAGCGTCGACCCTCCGCCTTGCGCCGCCGCCCGCTGGGCACCGATCTGCTGTTGTGCCCCTTTAAGCTGGTAGTTGGCCGACAGGTATGCCGCCCGCTCCTCTGTGGACTGCCTCTGCTCCTCAAGCGCTTGCTGATTTCCGAAGGTAGCGAGGTCCTCGGTCTGCTTCGTAGTCGCTAGGCCCAGGGTTTCTTTTTGCTGTTTAGTGAGTAGTGCTAATTCTGCTGCCTGGTTGGTCGTGAGCTGGGTAAGGTTCTCGCCCTGGCGCTTCTCGAGCGCTGTCTTGTCATCTGCGGCCTGTTTCAATTTGAGGGCATCGGCGGCGGCGGCCTGGCTTGCCTGGGTATCGGCGGCGGTAGCGGCGTCCGTAGCCCCGGCTATTTCACTGCCTATGCTAAGCCCTAACGAGGCGCCAGCGATTGCTCCTGCGGGACCTCCTAACAGGAATCCCCCTACTCCTCCGGCAGTAGTAAGTAGACCAGTGTCCACGCCCTGGCCAATATCGGACTTGCTCCATGCAGCGAGTTCGCTATTGAGGTTTCCCGCTGCGACCTCGCCGACAAACTTAGACATTTTGAATCCTCGCGTAGAGGGACTTATCTATCCCGTTCGGCCCAAACTTCTCAAGGACTGACTCGCGGTGGAACCCAAGGAACTCCAGCGTCCGCTCGCCCTCCGCCCATCCGGCGACGGTCACGGCCTGGACCCGCTGATAATCTCCCAGCCATCCCTCGAATATCTCCCGCAGGAACTTTAAGACAGAAGGAGTCCGGTGCCCTTTGGAGAGCGCCATCCATGCTTCCCCCGTTCCTTTCCACAAAGTATGAATCCCTCCGCATACGATGATCTCCTCGCCCTCCACGATCGAGGCCGAGGGCCCGGCGTTCTTGTGGACGAGGCCCGCCCGGTGGTAGTCCATGTCGAGCTTCCCCTCTACGTCGTCGATCATGAGAAGATGCTCCGGCTCGAATGGAATTCTATTCATAGCCCGTGACCTCCGGGACGATGGCGTTGACCTCGCACGGAAGCGGCAGGGATGACCGTATCGTGATGATCGAGCCGGTCGAGAACCCCGAGGGCATCGGGATGATTTCAGTCCCCGAGAACAGCGTCGGGAAGGCGCCCTGGACGCCCCCGAGTACCGCCGATTCCGCCGTCCCGCCCTGGACCCCGATTATCTGAGCGTCGAGCGTCTTGTAGAAGGTGATCCCGACATGAGGTATCGTGAGCTGCCGAGCCTGCGTCGAATCAAGGACATCCCCGAGCTCGATAGGCATCGGAGTCGCCTCGGAAACGAAAGGAAGCCCCACCACGGCCGTGTTGTACGAAGCGGGATAGGCGCCCCCGTTCGGGAGCGTGACGGCGCCCGAGGCGACCACGGCCGTCCCGAGGTACATCCCGTCGCCGACCATGCCGACCGTCTTCCCCTCAAGGTCCCCAAGAAGCGCGACCGTCGTGAAGGGCGTTGCGTTGTACTTGTAGACGGCGCAGTCGAGGTAGATGGCGGGAAGAAGGGTCGCCGTGCCCGACTGCGAGGACCAGTCCTTCGTCTGGACGGCCTCAAGCGTAACGTGCGCGTTCCTTAGCACGGCAAGGTAAAGGGTATCTTCGTTTACGCCATAACCGACAGTTATGCTTTTTACGACACCATCTGTCACGAAACGCCACCAGGCGCGGACGTTGTACTGGTCGTCAAGCTCGAGCGCAACGAGAGAGCCCGATGTCCGCAGGCACCAGAGGCGCGGGACCGGGCAGGACTCGTAGGCGATCTGGATGATCGGATCGGTCAGGAACAGGTGCTCGGCGAACAGAGAGAGCGTATCCGGCGCGGGGAACTCAACTCCTGATCCTTGCCAATCCAGGAGCATGACCCGTTTTCCGGACTTGTCGATGAAGAGAATTCCCCCGGTGATGAAGATGCCCTGGATCGGCGCGCAGCCCGTCTGCGAGATGTGCTGGAAAGCGAAGTCGTTCGCCGTGGCGTTCCCGGCCATCATGACGTGGCCCGAGAGGGTCCCGATGATGATGTCGCGCGCCGCGACCGCCCATTGGACGAGATCGTTCTGGTTGGAGAAAATGTCCCCCGTGAACCCGTCCGCGTCTCCGATGAACTCTTCGACCTCGATCGTATCGTCATAGGCCGGCGTGTTTCCGGCGGCGGCCGAGACGACGACGTTTGAGGAATCAAGAGGCTGGTTTGACCCGTTGACGCGCATTTTCTGTACGGTGTACTCGAGGAGTTCCGAGAGCTGGATCTGCATCATCGAGTTCGTGTCCCAGATGCCGATGATCGAGGCCCACACGCCTTGAGGCCTCGCCCCGGTCGAGAACCACATGACCCGCTGGTTCCCGCAGGCGACCGCGGCCGGATAGTTCCCCGCCGACTGGAAGGGGAGAATGGTGTCCTGGGATACTCCGACCGTGGTCGCCCCGTTAGCCGAGGGAAAGGTATCGATCACGATAGTGTTGGTCGTGAACGAGACGATCTTGGTTCCTGCCGCCAGGTTGGCGCCGGATATCGGCTTCCCGTTGGCGATGAGGGTCGAGAGCATCGGATCAGGGGAAACCGTCAGCGTCTTTGATCCCGTGGCGGTCGTGACGGTGTAGTATTCCGGCGAGGAACCGATGATCTTGATGTCCCCGAACGAAAAAGTATCGCTTCCGAGGTACTTCAGCGCCGCGGGTGCGTGGGCACCGTGCGCGAAGAACAGATAGGGGTAAGCCCATCCGAACTGGATATAGGGGAGTTCCGCGAGGGTATAGGTCGTCGTGTAGGTCGTGCCGAGAAGCGTGACGCCGTTCTTCCAGATTCGCAGGAGGTTGTTCGTGAACTCCAGCATGTACCAGAGGCTTCCCGAAATCTTAATGCTCGCCAGCCAGGGCACGGCGTCGGTGTAGGATTTCCCAAGCTCCAGCGTCCCCGCCCGCTTCCTGAATCCCCCGGTGAGCTTCGGGACGAAGTTCTGCATCGTCATCGCGCCGCGATGATAGATCGGCGAATCCGAGCGCCCGAGCATCCCCGGGGAGAGTTCGCCGAAGGTGAAGTCCGAGATGAGGGGGGTGATCTGGCCGAGTGAATTGGGCATTTACCATCCCTCCCGGTCGGTCCAGAAAGGATTCCCTTCCTCCACTATATCCATTTCCGCCAGATTATAGGTCTGTGCCCGATTCAGGAGCGACAGGTACTCCCCGGCGAATCGGTCCATGAGCTTGTCGCCCCCCGTCACGTACAGTGCTATTTTTGATGCGAGGCGGCAGACCAGAACGTCGGCGAAGAGGGGGTCGAAGAGGGAAGCGTCGGTGATCTGCGCGATGTAGGCGAGGTACGCATCCTCCGGAGGGAGGTTCGCGTAGACGTTCGAGCCCTCGTGCTTGGACGGCACGCTGCTGTTGGCGACGTCGGCGAAGGGCCAGAGGAAGGAACAGCTCGGAGCCAGGACGTAGACTTGGGTATCCCGCAGCGCGTCCGCCGGGATGTTGTAGACGTACCAGGCGCCTAGCCGGTTCTCCGCCTGAAGGCATACCGACGCCGACCCCGCGGCCGTGCTGAGTTCGCTCATGGTGATCGTATTCCCGACCACGGCGATAACGAAGGTCCCGGAAGGGATGCCCGCGGGCACCGCCGGCTGGTTCCCGCCCGCTGCGAGGCCGGTGGTGACGAGCCATCCGACTTTTACCGGGCTCAAAACGAAGGTGACGCCGGCGCCGCTGGCCGTGACCTTCTTGGAGAGCCTGACCGTCTTGGCGATCCAGTCGACGCCCTCGACGACGGTTCCGGCGGGAATTCCCGTCCCGGAGATGGATTTGCCGACCCAGGCAGGTGTCGGCGTGATGGAGGCGACGGAGAGGGTCCTTGACTGAAGGTCGGAGGCCGCCACGAGCGCGGCGGTCGCGGTGAACGTGATGAGGGTGATCCCGGTGAGCGTGAGGGTCGCCGAGGCAGATCCCCACGATCCCGAGGCGTTGGCGTAGGCGGACACGAGCTTCTGCCGCTTGACGGCGAACTTCCACGTATGGGCGCGCAGCTCCTCGTCTCTGGTCTGGTAGTATTCGCTGCCGGCGATGGCCCCGAACTTCGAGGTATCCGACCCGTCGACAGCGGTGACGAGCTTCGTCTCACCGAGGCGCAGGAGCGCCGCGTTGAAGAGTTGCAGGTCAGTGCGCGTGTTGCCGCTCATGGCCTACCAGGTCCAGTCCCCGATTTCCTCTTCCGTCCAGTCGAGCTCTACCCAGAGCATAGTCACGCCGGTAGCCCCCAGGAGGATCTCGTTGTGGATGACGAAGCCCTCGTTGTCGTAGAACACCTGGGGAGTTGATTGTGGTCCCCAGATGTACTCGTGGGGAATAATAGGACCCACCCCAATGGCGCCCGACCAGTATTCTGTGGCGGAGAAAGGAGTGGCCTCGACTACTCTCGTCCCGGCGGTGATCTTGGTGGTGGTGGCGATCCTGATATCAGCGACCTTGGTGTCGGGATACATGGTCTGACGCTTGCCCTCGCCCGTGGCGGGCTTTACGTCGGTTCCGCCCGAATCGCTCGCCGTCCAGGATTTAGCCTTGAATGCCCTGAATCCGATGGCCTGGGCGGTTCCGTAGGCGGTCCTCGTCATGCCCTGCATGAAGAGCCGCTTTAGAACGGCCCGGTACTTCCCTGTGACCGAAGGTGCGAACCTGAAGGCGAACACGGGAACTCCGGCGGTGAGCGCCGCGGCGAGCAGGCCCGTATTGACGCATATCCCGTAATGCCCTCCGCCTACCGGACGGCCAGGGGTCGGTACAACGATGCTTCCCATGTTTCCTCCAAGAGGGGGCCCCTTTCGGAGCCCCCTCGATTTTCAGTACACGTCCAGGAACGTGTCTATTTTGAGCTTGGTGAGCGCCGTCGCGTTGAGGGCGACGGTGTAGAGGGCCTTGAGGTAGCGCCTTAGCGCCATCCCGCCGGCGACCGTGTTGATCTGGTCGGGCAGCGGAATCTTTACCAGGAGCGCCTCGGCCGCCGCCGTGAGGTAGGGCTTCGGGATCGACGCCGACGTGTAGGCGGACACCCAGCCGGTGGCTCCCGAGGTCGCGTTGTGCTGAAGCGCGATGACAAGGGTCGTGCCGGCGGTGCCCCCGGACATGCCGGAGTTGATGGACACCTGGAAGAAGAACTTCTTGACCGCCTGCCCTATGCGGGGCTTCACGGTGAGAAGGCTCGAGGACTGGTACGGCGACCGGCCGTAGGCGGAGGACACCTGGTTCCCGGTGTCGAAGGGGGTGTTGAGGCTCGAGGACCCCGTGGAGAGCACGGTCTGAGCGCTGGAAAGGGTCAGGTAGTAGTCGCGCATATTTGCATCCTCCCCTTACGCCACGACGGCTTCGTTGGACGCCATGCGGTCCACCATTTTGAAGGGGACCCCCTGGAATACCGACTGCTGCCGGCCCCAGATTTCCTCTTTCGTGTAGAAGGAGTTGGTCTTGGTGGCCGCCTCGATCTGCATCTGGGTGAACACGAACCGCGGGACGTAGAGGACCGCGCCCTCGAATCCGTCCGGGAGCTGCCCGAGGGCCTTGAGCTGGGCCGTGGAGGTCCAGACCGCCGTGGTGTTGACGTTGGCTAGGCGCTGGACCTTCCTGGGGTCGGCAACGCAGAGGCCGAAGGTGATCTGGAAATGGACCACGTAGGCCGTGTACGGCTTCTGGCTGGAGTCGTAAACGAGCCGCTCGCCCATGTCCGTTACCTTGATGAAGTCCTGCCCGCCGTGCGGGTAGACGAAGAACACGGCGTCCGAGCCCCAGACGATCGCCAGGGTAGATGCCTGCGCGAGAGCGCCGGAACCGGCGTTCGACGTGACGTTGTACCAGGGATTCGTGGCGATGGTGTTGAACCGCGCCATGAGACCCTGGATCCTGTCCGCGGACGGTCCGCCGATGCTCGTGGAGGGTCCTACGCCGACCGCCGAGCTCGCGGTGTAGTTGCCGTAGAGGATGCGGTCGTGCATCGTCTTCTTGAGGCCCTTCACGAAGATGTCGCACTGCTGCTTGATGTACTGCTGCGGGGAGCGCCTCTTCGAGAGGATGCGCATGTCGATGCGCAGGTAGTCCTCGAGGCCCTGGATGAGCTCCGTGACGGGGGTGCTGGTCGCTACGTCCCAGCCGACGCCTACGTTGATGACGGAATCGACGCCCACGGGCTCGGAGAGAGCCTGCATGAAGTGGTGACTCTGGAAGTCATCCGCCTCCATCCAGTAACCCTCCTCCATGAAGGGGGTCTTCTGGGAAAGGGTGTCGACGAGAGCGAGGTCGTTGCCCTGAGCACCGATGCTCTTGGCTACCTCGATCATGGTGTATTCGGTCGTGAATCCACCGGCTGCCATATATGTACGCCTTTAAGCGAAGAACGAGGCTATTCTCGGGGCTTTAGGCCCGCGCCGAACTGGAAGCCGCCCGATTTCTCGGTGCCTCCGCCTGCCTCTGTCGGCACGACGGTCTTTGCCGGCCCGATCTTGGTGTAGATGTTTCGGAACATCTTCAGGAAGTCCGGGTCGTTATCCAGCTTTTGCGCCTGGATTTTCTGGAAAAGCCGGCCCTTCTCTCCGCCTGGGACGAACTGGAGGTACGCTTGGCGCATCCCTTCCCAGTTATCAGCGAACTTGTCGCCCCATTCGGTCTTCAGCGCGGTCATGGTGTCGCTCGCTTCCTTCTGTCTGGCTGCGAACGCTCGCGCATGAACCTCGGCCTGGGCCTTGTTCCATTCTGCGAAGATTCCCTTGGCCGAATCGTTGGAAAGATTGTGCGCCAGGGCCACGCCACGGAACCACTTCTCCATCTCGTCGTCGTACCGCATCCCGCTTGGAATTTCAGGTTTCTCAAGGGTATACCCCTCTGCGGACTCTGGACGGCCGAGTTCTTTGTAGAACTGGTCCCATACTTCCTTCGGAGCGTCCTGGGGGGGCCTCGTGAGGGCGCCTTTGGAGGATTCGCTCAGCGAGGCATAGGCGGCGTAGAGTTCGGAGAGGCCCTTGGGAAGCGTCTCGAGCGCTTTCGGGTCCTTCGCTACGCGGGCCTGGATGTCCGCCAACTGATCCTTCGCAAGCTGCCCGGTCCATCCGGGATACTTCGGAGTGGCTGTACTCTGGCCGGCTGCTTCTCCCTCTTTGGGACCGTCAACGACGGGAGCCGGCGCTTCTGTGATAGCGGGCGCTTCTACGAGCGTGCCCGCTACGCCTTCTAACATGCTGTTTCTCCTAGAGTCGCTTCATGTCTTGTGGTCCGGGCTCCGCGGTATCGCGTGGGCTTGGCATCGGAATCCCTAACAGGTTCCGAGTGACCATTCGCATGTTCGACCCCTCATAAATCTCCATTTTGACCAGAAGCCTCATGGCGAAATTATGTAGAAACCGATCCTCTTCGGAATCGATTGTCTCATATAACCTCAAGGATGTCAAAAGGTCTTCGAAAACGTCAATTCCGTCCGGGGAACTCGAGAAAACTGCGCGGTATTTTTCGGCCAAGCTGCGCTGGAGAGACATCGTATCCCCCTGTTCCTATCCAGAATGCGTTCATCGGCACATGATCGTCGCCCTCGATGGGGATCTCCCACCCCCCGGGGACGGCCCGGCCCTTGTCGTCGACCTCGTGGAGCCTATTTATGACCATTTCGCTGGCGTTCTTGAGCGCATTCGCGTTGTTGAAGCTCGCCCGGGCCCGCATTTCGGACTCGAGGGCGTGCTTCGTGATGGGGTTGATGCGGATGCAAACGGGCTCGCCGCGGTCAGCCCGGCAGCGGACGACCTCGACCACCATGTCGTGAAGGAGGCTCATTCCTGCTCCATGAGGGCTTCCGAGGGGGAGCCTGGGGCGGGGGCCACGGCGCCCTTGTTGTAGGCCTTCGACATGACGTCCATCTTCTGCGCCTGCATGGCTTCGGCGGCCTGCTGGTCCCGCTGCTTCCGGATCTGGACGACGACCTTCATGTCGCGGGAGATGCGCGCGGGAGCGCCGCCGGTGTTCATGATGTAGTCGTAGGTCTCGTCGGGGTCGAGGCGATCGAGCATCGAAGCGAGCTGCGGAGCCTCTTTCGCGAGGGCGAGGACCTGGGGAACGGTCGAGTTGAATCCCTGCATCTGGAGGTAGCGCTTGGCGAGCATGGCGACGGGGCCGGAGAACTCGATGTCCACCGGGGTCGCCTGAAACTGAAGGAGCGAGGCGGGAGGGGGCGGCAGGCGCCCGGCGCGCGCCAGGACCTTGAAGGTCTTCCGGATCAAGGGAATCAGGTTCTCGTTCTGGTCCCGCGTGACGATGGGCTGGAGGAGGGTCGCCTGCTCGCCCTGGATCGCCATGGTCTGCGTGGCGGTGATCTTCGAGTCCATCTGGGACATGATCGAGAAGATTTTGGCCTTGAACATCTCGCCCAAGGCCTTGCGGACGTCGGCGATCTCCGCGAAGCCCGCCTGGAGGGCCGCGGGGAACTGGATCGGGGATACCGCGTCCTGGGGGTTCTCGAGGACGGTGACGCCGGAAGGGACGATCTTGAGCTTGCCCTTCATCGTCCCGTTGACGACGTAAGGGGGCTCGACAAGGAGCTGGGCCGATCGGAGGACGGTCCTCGTCATCTGGTTGACCGTCATGGTCGCGTAGATGGTGTCGATCGCGACCGATCGGGGATAGGGCTCGGAGGTCAGCCGCCAGCGGGCCGTCGTCGGCACTTCGTCGGCGTCCATTCCTGATTCTTCGAGGATGCACTTCTCGCCCTCGAGGGTGTAGACCGAGGCGTACTCCTTGTTCATGTTGTCGATCTTGGTGATGTCCCGCTCTTTTCGAGGGAATATGGCATGGATGCAGACGTATTCCTGGTAGGGATCCTTCTCCATGCGCTTCTTGAAAGTGTCCTTCAAGGGGGCATCGGGCCAGGTGTCCATGATCTGCCGGCCGGTGATGAGGAACTTCCGGTGCCAGAGGTCGGGGTCGCCCTCGGAGTTCAGGGCGAAGAAGACTTCCCGCGGATGCCGCAGGTAGTAGACGAGGCGCCCCTTCTTGGCGGACCACTCCGGCCCGTAGATGGTCGAGTAGCCATGGGTCGCGCGGTCCCAGGTCGCCTCGGAGAGCTGGCTGAAGAAGTTGGAGTTGTTGATCTCGGAGTTGATGGCCTCGGCGGTGTCATCGAGCCACTTCGAGGCCTCGAGCATCTTCATGAGCTCTTTCGAGCGGAAGTTGGGCTTCCACCAGTTGATCGTCGGGGCGGCCGAATTGCCCTGGTAGCCGTCTACGAAGTCCTGGAGCGCCATCGCGGCGGTGAGGTCGAATATCTTCGAGCCGTTCTTGGCGCCCGTGACGCCGCCCTTCTTGTTCCCGATATCGTAGTTCGCCCGCCTGCCTATGACATAATCGTCGATGTCGTCGTACATGAGGTCGAAGGGCGCGCGGATGTCCTCGAGGCGCTTCTGCCGGCTCGAGATTTCTGTCGCTAGTTTCCGCGAATCCTGGTCATAGGCGGGGGTCATTTACGCTTCCTTGGGCGGATCCACGCCGCCGTAGTAGGAATTGGGCTTCCACTCTTTCTTCTTCGAGAAGAAGGAATTGTAGTAGTCCTGGTGGAAATAGTACACGGTATTGGGGTTGTCCCTGAACTCGACCTGGCCCTGAAAGCCGAGGCCGGTATAGGCGAAGGCGCACTTGTCGCAAGGCTCGGGGTAGAAGCCGTCGTTCTGGCTCGCGCGGAAGCCAGCGATCTTCTCGTTGTTGTAGAGCTCCAGGAGATTGTTGTCGCGCGTTACGGTCCCATACGACAGCTTGCCATTGTTCGCGGCCTCGTCGTTATAGGCGCAAACGACGAGCTTCCCATCCCACCTGATGACCATAAAATTGTGGTCGGCGTACTGGCAGGGCGAGGTCCTCATCGTCTCGTCGTTGGTGTCCTTCAGGGGCTTCCCGACGCACACGTAATCAAGGTCGGAGCAGGCGAGCCAGAACTGGATATACCTCTCGATCTCCGACCAGTCCTGCCCGCGCTCGCATATCTTGAAGGCGATCTTGGTTTTTGAGGAAAAGAGATTCTTGAGATAAAGGAGCCTTTTGATGTTCGCCCGAAGCTGCTTCTCGTCCGTGCCCGGGCGGGCCTTGGCGATATTCCCGAGGCCGAACATCCCGTCCATCGAGACGATGAGCTGGTAGCAGGAGCTTCCCTCTTTCAGGAGCTCGATGATGACGTCTTCCCGGAAAACGGTGAGGTTCGTCGTGACGTAGAAGCGCTGCTTCTTCTCGTTGAGGTACTGGACGAATTTCAGGTATTCGGGATTCAGGAAGGGCTCGCCGTTCATCCAGGGGATGACGGTCGTGTCGAAGTCGATGCGATCGACGATGGACTTGAAGAACTCGAAGCTCATGTCGCCCTGGGGATACCCCTCTCCGCAGATCGAGGGACAATACTTGCACTGGAGGTTGCAGCGCGACGTAGCCTCGATGATGACCTGTTTTGGCATGACCATCAGCGGGCCCCTTCTTTCGGGCGCCAGGCCTTCAGGAGCGGCTTCCACTCGTACTCGATGCCGGTTCTTTTTTCCGACTCGAGGATCCATTGCGGCTTCGCGGGGGCGGCTTCCGGCTTGGGCTCCGCCGGGGCTTCATCGGCCTTCATGCTCCCCATGAGCGAGGCGATGTCGTTCAAGGCTGGGCCTCTTCGGTAACGGCCTTCGCCTTGCCGGGTTTCCGCCCTCGCGTGGATTTCTTGATCCTCGAGAGGGGCTTGCCGGCAGGAGGGGTTTCCTTCTCGGGCTTCTCGGGGCGGGCCTCGCGCTCGTCCATGAACTTCAGGAGCTCGAGGAGCTTCCCTTCGCCCACGAGGTCCCCGACGAGCTTCTCGACGGCCGCCATGCGAGTCTGGAGCTCCTCGAGGCCCTTGGCCGCAGAGTGGGAGATGTCCTCCCAATTGTCGATGTCGAGGCCGGTGAACTCATTGGTGACGGGGTTCACCTGCTTGGTCGTGGTGAAGCTGACCTTGGATAGGCCGTTGATGGAATGGACGAATTTCATGCGTTGTCCTTTAGGCTCGAGAGCTTGTGCTTGAGGATAGCGAAGGCCTCGTCGGTCTCCGCGTCGAACTTCAGTCCTTCTTCGGTGAGGTTGTACTCGATCGTGTGGATGGCGTTGTCGATGGCGTCGATGATCCTGACGCGGGAAGCGTGCTCGGCCTGTTCAACCAAGGCGGGCACCTGAGCCTCGTAGTCGCGTATTCGTTCTCCGACAGACTTCACGAATTCGACCATCTAATACCTCTTTTCGTCATCATAGCCAGCTTTATCCGTTTCCTGCAACTGCTTTCTGATGTCGTCCAGAGTATAGACCTGGCGCATCTGCATTTCCTGTTCCACGCGCTTTCTGACGGCGAATAGGCGCGCGAAGAGGTACTGGAGGGCGTCGTGAAGGTGGGAATAGCTGTTTTTTAGGGGCTGTTGGAGGTATTCCCCCTGCGACCCCATCTTCTCGGGGTAGACGTAGCCGCCGGAGAACCCGTTTATCAGGCGGGTGCAGCGCGGATCGATAAGGACGCCATCGTTGCGGGAAAGCATCTGGTCGACGGCCTGGATGCGGGCGTAGATGCCCTGCTCTGAGGGGATTATGACGATGCCGCACTCCTCGAACTGGAGCTGGGCGTTCGACGTAAGCCCTCCCGAGGCCCGCGCGAACTTGGCGCCGCCGGCGGGGTCGCCGTAATGGGCGGCGATCAGGTGTCCGGGGCACTGCTCCTCGACCATCTGGAGGACTTTCCGGGTGAAATCTACGATTCCCTCTCGCTCGGAATAGAACTCGGCGAGTATTTGCACGCTAAGAGGTCCTCTAAGCTGCACGAGGACTGCCGCGGGGAAATTACCCGAATTGTCCCATCCCATGTAAAGCGGACTCTCGTTGCTTTCAAGGAACTCTCGGGAAACGTGATGGGATTCGTTGAAATTCGCATAGACCACCCTTCCGAGGACGCGCAATCCGGGCCTCCCTTCGACATACATCTTGATCCACTCGGGGTCGTTCGCATAGTCGCGCAAGAGGTCGTCGTAGTAGCCAGGACGGAGATTCTTGTCATTTTCGTGAGGCGGCGCCCACCAGCCGAAGAAGCGCGGCAGGGGGTTCCGCTTGGGTCTGGGTCCGGGGACCGCCCATGGGGACATGCGCTTCGTGATGTCGCGCGGGCAGGTGACGGGGTTCTCTCCGAGGGGCGTCCAGTCGTACTGCCAGTAGACGGGGTGCTCGACATCGGGCGGGTTGGTCGTCTCGATGTAGAACCGGACCGGGCTCTTGCGGGGGTAGCGCCCGATCCTATTCCTGAGCATTTTCTTGATGTCCTCGTGAACCTCGATCGACTCCTCGACCCATGCTCCGGTAAGCTCGACGGACTTGAACTTCTTGACATCGCCGGGGCGGTTGCAGGACCTGAAGAGGACCTCGACGTCCAAAGGGTAGTTGCAGCCCTTCGAAGGGGGGAAGCGCAGGTTTGAGATCATGTCGCCCTCGTGCCACTCCTCGAAGGGGAACAGCTCGTTGAAGGTGACGCGGGTGGAGTCCACGAGCTCTCGGTAGGTATTCCTGACGATGCACCAGCGGGTTTTGGTTACGCCGTACGTGTTGGCGATGTGTCGGGGCAGAAGGAGGGCGATCTCCATCGAGGCGGCAGTCGACTTCCCTGAGCCTACCGGACCCACGAGGCACCTGTTCTCGATGTCCGAGGCGTGGAAGCCTGTTATCGAGGGCAGGGGCTCGTAGACCTTCCTCACCGTCAAGGCGTGACCTGTGGATGCGGGATGAGGGATAGGCCGGGGTAGCGCTTCTTCGGCGGAGGGGCGACCTCTTCAGGGAGCTCGTGGGAGACATGGAAGCCGCGGTAATCCAATCCGCTGCTGATCGCTTTCCTGATTCCCGCCTCGGTTCCGCCGGTAGTGATCGCGGCGTCGCGGGAGTTATTGTGCTTCTGGCCGTTGACGTAGACGGGCGTCATTCGTTTTCCGTGTGGTCGGTTTGGTCTCCGATATCCTCGTGCGCCTGTTCGGCGCTCTGCTCTAAGGCCGAGGATACCATGCCGAAAATCTCCTCTTTCTTGATCTGCGGCACGGATTCCATTACGGTTCCCCTGAAGGGGGTGCGTCCCCTTCTCCCGATTCGTCCCCTTCCTCCGATCCCAGCTCCCCGAGCGCGTTGGCGAGGGCGTCGAGCTTGTCGGAGGTATCCTTGGCTATGACGCCGAGGTCGCGAACCTCCCCGATGAGGATGTCGACCATCACCAGGCGCGCCTGGTTCTCTCTCGAGAGCCCCCCGGACTTGGCCGCTGCCAGGCGATCGATGACGCCGACGACCACCTCGAACTTCATGTTGGAGTTGTTGAGCGGGTTGTCCAGAATCCTTTTCTCATCTTCCGTAAACATCTTCTGCCTCCTCTATCCAAACGTCTCCGAACTTCAGGCTATTATTGAGCCTGATGGGGATATTGTCCACCGCCTTGAGGTCGACGCTTCGCATCCTCGCCTTATTTACTTGGTTTAACCATAAGACGACCGCCTCTCTTGTAGCGTCGGACAACATGAGGGCGCGCGTCGCCTTGCGGAATTCCGTCCCGTTCAGCCCCGTCACCACCATCTGCCCCACCAGGAGCGCCGATCCTTCCGTCTGCGCCAGGGGTATCCGGCACACCAGCCGATCCATCTTCCTGCTCCTTTCGCCATTTCAGGGCGCTGTCGGGGTCCTGGGATACGGTTCTCGCGGGCTCGGTCATCTGGACGAGAACGAGCTGATTCCCGCCCTCCTTGTCCCCGTAGAGCTCCGGGACCCTCCGAGTTGCCGCCCAATGGACCTCTTGATGCAGGATCTCGAGGCGCCGGATGTACCGACCCTCCTGCTTCGGGGAGAGCTTCTTTCCGTCCAGCTTCAGTCCTTCGACGAGATTCTTGACCCGGGGGATGATGTCCTCGGCCTCCGCGGTGATGTAGTCCGAGTAGGCGGCGTTCCATTCCTGGGAGAACTCCGGGAAGTCCTCAAGCCATCCTCGGACGGTAGTGTCCTTGAGGCCGGTTTCCTGGCAGACGCGATACCGGCTCTTCCCGTTCCGGCGCATGATGCAGAGCTCAGTCCCCAATTCCGGGGTGTAGCCGACCCTCCCGCCGATCCCGACAGGAGGCGGGATGAACTTCATGAGGAGGCTAGAGCGGATCCTCTCCTGCTCGTCCTTCGCCACCTTCTCGCGGTCTTTCTTCGCCCGGAACCCCGCCAGCCTCTTGATCGCCATTCTCTATCATCTCCTCGACGTTCTTAGGATACGCGGCCGGCTCCGGTTTCGCAACCGGCTTCCGCCGCTCCAGGAATCGCTCCGTCGCCGCCACCATGCTCTCCAGCTCCCCCAGGCAGACCGGGCAGGGCGCCACCTGAAGGAACCCGTCCTGGAACACCGCCTCGAGAGCGCTCCCGCAGCCCGAGCACCGGAACTCGATCCCCGTGAACCTCCGCCCATCCAGCGCCGTATCCCCCCG